TAAATAACCGCCGTAAGGCACAAACAATTTTACACACAATGGAAAAACAAGTATTGACAATGGAAAGTATCAAAACTATAGAAGATGCTTTAAAAGCAACCGGAATACCAGCAACACCTGAATTCAACGAAGTACCTGAAGAAATGAAGGATTATTTTAAAGCGGTTTATGAAGCCGTTGCCATCACCAAGGCTATTGTTTTAGGTTGGAAAGCCGATTGGAACGATAGTAGTCAACGCAAATGGTATCCTTGGTTCAGGTTGTCTTCCGGGGGCTTCGTTTTCTACGGTGCGGGTTGCGCTTACTCGGATGCGGTTGCGGGTGACGCCTCTCGCCTTTGCTTCCCTACTGAAGAGATGGCAGAGTATGCAGGTAGACAGTTTACAGAGGTATACAGTCGAATTATTCTGAAGTAAATACAATAGGCTGTTTGTCTTTGTGAGGTTGTCTTCCAGGGGCTTCGTTTTCAACGATACGAATTACGATAACTCGAATGCGAATGCAGGTAACACCTCTCACCTATGCTAAAAAGATACAAGGACAAAGGCCTTGCCACTCGGCAAAAAATAACAACTTTCAATGTGTACCGGTAGCCCCGCTTTGCGGGGCGAACGTTCACGAACGAAAAGCAAAGAAATGAAAAGACACGGAAATTTATACGCGCACGTTTGCAGCCATGAAAACTTGGTTCTTGCATACCAGAAAGCGAGAAAAGGAAAGGCTGAAACTTATGGAGTAAGGTTATTTGACAAGCATTTGGAAAAGAATATGAATAAACTGCATGATGAATTGGTTGCAGGAACTTACCGGACTTCAGAATACAGTGTATTTACTATTTATGATCCGAAAGAACGTGAGATTTACAGACTTCCATTTTGCGATCGAGTAGTCCACCATGCGATTATGAACGTAATGGAGCCTATATGGACAAGTATTTTCATTCAACATACATACAGTTGTATCAAAGGTCGTGGAATTCATGCTGTTTTAATGGCGATTAAACGGGATTTAAAGGATATTTCAACTACCAGGTACTGTCTTAAAATGGATGTAAGAAAATTTTATCCCAATATTGACCACGAAATATTAAAGTCAATTATCAGAAAGAAGATAAAAGATGATCGTGTGCTAAAATTACTTGATGGCATAATTGATAGCGCACCGGGAGTTCCAATTGGAAACTATTTATCACAATTTTTCGCAAATCTGTATTTAGCGTATTTCGATCACTGGATGAAAGAAATGAAGCATATTAAGTATTACTACCGATATGCTGATGATATTGTGATTCTATCCGAGGATAAGACTTATTTGCATGATTTGTTGAATGAAATAACCGCTTATATGAAAAATGAACTTAACCTACAATTAAAAGGCAATTACCAGGTATTTCCGGTCGAAGCACGGGGTATTGACTTCGTAGGTTATAAATTCTATCATACGCATATTTTGATGCGTAAAACGATTAAAAAAAGGCTTTGCCGAAAGGCCGCAAAGCTGAATAAAAAAGACATTGATGTGAAAAGTTACAAAATGCAGATATCCCCATGGATTGGTTGGGCATCACATTGTAACTCGAAGCATTTACTTAAAAAAGTACTGAATGAAAAATTTTTCTGATTTAGGCGTGAAGCCACTTGATGATAAAAATATATTCAATGTTCCGGTGGTGTCAATAGAAGATGTTGCTAATGTAGAAATTGAGGTTTTAGATTTTGAAGCAAACGTAAAAACAAGACATGGTGAGGGTCGCTATATTCTAAAGGTAAAATTTGAAGGCATTGAACGAAAATTTTTCACTAATGCAGCTCCCATCAAACAAGCACTCGAACAAATCAATAAAAACGACTTTCCTTTTAAGACGACAATCAAAGCACAGAAATACGGGAGCAATAAAAAAACGTTTTTATTTACGTAATAGAATCTAATGGATAACAAGCCGAAAAGTAAAGGTACCTGGGGACAGCGTGACCTTAGAACCGCTCAGGAAATGAATGCAATTTGCATAGAGTTCTTTAATAAATTGGTTGTTCCTCCTGAGTGGAAATTTATGGAATGGAAGAATGTATTTGACCCGGGTATTACTTCACCAGCTAATCCTACGGGAACTTTTATCAGTATAGGTAAACTTTTCCGGGATATGCGTACTTCAGGAATTGATTTAATGCATTACCGGGTTTGTTTCCTTACTTTTTCCGAAAGAGGCGGAATTTGTGAAAAGTCAATAATTGATTATGGAAAGTTCAAATATCACGATATTGTCGATAACAAAACTATTGAAAAATTGAATATGTGGATTGCAGATCATTTTAATGAATTAAAACCCATTATCCCTGAAGGGGAAAAAGAAAATCCGATAAATGACAACAGTGACGGCCTACAACATATTAGAGATAGATACGGAGATAACAAGGCTGTTGACTTTTGAAGATTTAGATTTAAAAAGAATTGAAGAATTGAAAATGCAAAAAATCAATCTTTATGAATAATCAAAACATACAGTTACAACTTGAATTCACAGATATAAAAGTGAATAGGGTTATCCGACTTGGTGATACCAGGTCACGGGACTCAGTAGGGATGTATGTTAGTTCAGAAGGGGATGAAGGTGACATTGTAGACAGGCTATTGACACAATTGCAGGTACAAAGAATAAACTACAGCATTTGGCTTGAAAATAGGAATAAAGAGATTTCAGAACTTAAAGAAGAACTTAAAAAATACAAGAATGAGTAATTTAATAATAGCGATTGATTTTGATGGAACAATAGTTGAAGATAAACATCCGGAAGTTGGTGAAATAAAACCGGGAGCTAAAGAAGCGATCAACCAACTGGTAAAAGATGGTTATACAATTATTATATGGACGTGCCGAACCGGAAAGCCTTTACTTCTTGCAATTGAATGGCTTGCAAAAACAGGAATAAAATACCACCATATCAATCAGAGTTGCCCAATTAATGTCAATACTTACGGAGGTGTTGATACCAGAAAAATTTTTGCAGATTTGTATATTGATGATAAGATGCTTTTTAAGCTACCAACGTGGGACGAAATATACTGGATAGTGCGGGATTTAGTTCCTACGTATGCTGATAAAGTTGGAAGAGAAGGTTTTCTATAATTATTAATTTACTGATTTTCTATAAGGAATGAACGGAAAACATACTCATGAAAGTAGACAAAAATCGGCTGAAAAAGTGAAGCAATTACTTGAACTTCATTATGAGCCAGGTAGACAGGATCGATGTAAGCTTTGGGTGTACCGGAATATAATTAAAAAAGAAACTGGAATAAGTGAACGAACATTTTTCAGGTATCTTAAAAAAATTGAACCTGAAAAAAAAGAAGATGATCGACAATTAAAGTTGTTTTGAACTATACAAAAAATCCGTTCTCTTTATGACAAAGTGAACGGATTTTTTGTAGCATAATATTTAATGTGTTGTAGCATAAATAATTGTTTATTTATTATTGAAATAAATATAAAATATGAGTATCATTTTATTAATAAATACCTATATTTGCACCGCAGATTTTTTATACAATATACATGGACAAGAAAAAGAGCTTGAGCCTATGTGAGCCAGTTGGCCTGGTATTTTTCTCCATTGCCCTTGTGGTTGTGTAAAGAGTCTGCAGCGCGTAGGCTCTTTTTTTTATAAATCACTATAATATTTAAATTTATGTCAGTACAATTTCACGAAAAAGGTTTCGCCATTAATGTTTTCACTAATATGAATCCCGCAGAAACGTGGTTAGAAACAACAGAAGAATTAATCGATATATTAAAATCATCCAATCCTGATTTAAGTGAAAGTATAAATCACAGAAACGTGTTAGAAGTATTACGAAGTATGATGCCGGACTTAGAGATGGTAAAAAAAATGACTAAATAAATTTACAGGTTATTAATTTAAATAAAACCCTATATATTTATAAATTATTTAAAATTGAATATTATGAAAATAAAAGATTACAATAAGTTAAGCAAAGAAGAAAGAAAAAAACTTAAGTTTAAAGACTGGCCAAAAGTAAGTCAAATGGGATGTTTATTTACAGTTGTAAGTATTTTAATACTTCTTATAATTGGATTGTTTTCAGGTAATAAAATCAATAATACTAAATCTAACGGTATTGATAGCACTTCACTTTATTATTACTCTAAAGAGATGGCAAAAAAATACGTTACTGAAAATTTAAAAGCACCTTCAACAGCAAAATTCACAGATGAAAATATTCATATTGGTTTAGAACGTGACAGTTCAGTAGTAGTAAAAATTTCGGTAGATGCTCAAAATACATTTGGTGCTATGTTTAGGAATGATTTTTATTTAAAAATGAAATGGTCTAAAAAGTTTGATGATACAGATAATTGGGTATTGATTGATATTCAAAACGAAACTGAATAGTAGTATTCTGTTTTTCATAAAAAAAGCCCCTGTGCAAATCTGCACAGGGGCTTTTTTTATGTCGTTTCGATTTTGATTGTTGGTTTAACCATTAAGGTGCTCAGTACATCCATGGCAGAATTATCTTTGATCATAGCAGTGAATTCTTCAACACTGTCCAGGTACTTACTATGGTTGTGATTAATAGTACTACGAGATCGGGTTAGTGAGTTAGTTCCGTTTACATATACGCAGGTAAGAGCCTTTACAATTTGATCAGGCATATCAAGATAATCGAGAGCAATATCCTGACCCGGATTGTACTGTGCCGTGTTAGCAAACCAATCAGTAACCATATGCAGTTTTATAGTTAATACTGATTGTTGTTGCTTTTTACCATTAGTCTCCCAGGCAAGGGGCATAAATTCAACGAATACAGCCGGACGTTCAAATGGTGAGTCCTGTTCAAGAAAATCAACGTTTTGATTCCACAGGTCAAAATGTTTAAATGCCGGGACTCCATTTTCATCAGTTCCGGTGGTAATGGCCATTAATTTCGCCTGAATGTCTAAGTATAGTTGTTTACGCATAATATCAGTTACTATTTAATCAGTTACTTATTTAACATTAAAGAAAGTTTACTTTCGAGTCCCTCAATGATGAGTTTATTCAGGGTTGGACTATCACCCATAAACTGGCGTTTTGGCATTGTGAAACCTGCACCCCGACCTGCTTTTAATCCCTCGTTATGCACTGAAGCATATATCTTGTCACTTTTTGTAA